GCATTAAATGCTGGTGATATGGTTAAATTACAGTTACCCAATAGGGGCAGAGACCATAATGATGATAAAATTTCAAAATATCACAAAGGAAGATTTCTTGTGACAGAAGTCAACCATGAATTTACAAATGGAGAATCTAAAACACATTTAATGCAAATAAAAGCATTTAGGGATTCATTACCAGAACCCCTTCCATTAAGATAAGAAAGGAGACCTATAAACTCATATATCATGTTAACAATTTAACCGAAAGGAAATATGAAATGGCTAGAATTAAAAGAAGAATTAGAAGAATGAATTTTTTAACACAGAGAAGAAGAATTGAACCCATAAAAGAAACAACGGATAAATATATGAAAGACGAGTTTTTAGGAAGGAATAATAATGAAGACATGGAACGAACTACAAGAGGGAGTTTACGACCCCAATATATTTAAAGCATTTTTTCTCGCAGGCGGGCCAGGTAGTGGTAAGTCGTATGTAGTGCAACGAGCTACTGGTGGTTTAGGTATGAGGATTGTAAATTCTGATACTGCATTTGAGAAACTTCTCAAAGATGCAAATCTCTCATTAAAGATGCCTGAAACTGAAAAGGGCCCAAGAGATGTTGTTCGTGCAAAAGCAAAAGCACTCACAAAGAAAAAACAACAGAACTATATTGAAGGTCGTCTTGGACTTATCATAGATGGAACAGGACACGACTATGAAAAGATTGCGAAACAAGCAAGAGATTTAGAGAATTTAGGATATGATACACATATGATATTTGTGAACACTTCATTAGATGTTGCATTAGAACGAAATCAGATGAGACCTCGTAGTATTCCAGAAAAAATTGTTACACAGTCTTGGAAAGATGTGCAGAAAAATATAGGTAAATTTAGTAACTTTTTTAAGGGTAATTTCATCATTGTGGATAACAATGCTTCAGACGAAAATCCCATGATTGATGTGTTCAAAAGAGTAAGAAATCTTGCAAAGAAAAAGGTACAAAATACACGAGCTAAAGCATGGATTGCAAGAGAGTTAGAATTAAAAAGAAGGACTTGACAAACCCTGTATAATTTGGTATTATAATAGTAGATGATTCCTTTAACTATGAGGTGAATATGTTATGAATAAGCTGATAGAAAATTATGAGAAATGGAATAACAAAGAAAGTATTTCTGTTATTCATAAAAAACCCACAGGACAACCTTATGTTGTTGCTAAAGTCTGGGTTGAAAAATCCCTATCCACTGACGATAAATTAGAACAAGCATTTATGCTTACAAATAGTATTGATGATGCGTGGTGGAATAACAAAGAAGTTGATGCTTTACATAAAACTAGATCTACCTCAGTTGGCGACCAAGTGTTAATTGGAATAGACAAATATGAGTGTCTAATGAGAGGCTGGAAAAAACTATGAATAAAAAGGTGAAAAAATGATTAATGCACTATTGATGGTAACTATGTTAGGTATGGGAACTGTAGAAACAACAATGCCTAGTATGGAAGAATGTCTAGACGCAAGGTTAGAAATTCTTAAACAAGACATGGAAGCAAAAGTTATATGCATACCTATGACAGCACAACAATCAAAATCTCAAGAGATGAAAGAAATGTTTAGTGTGTTCATGGATATGGTGGTAAAATTAAGAGAGAGTGAAATATACAATTCCAATGAGGAATATTATTATGAAGAAGATTACTATGACGCAGATCCAACTGGAACGACTTCTAGATAATGCTCATACTGCCCATGATAGGGCTGAAGATGAGTGGGCAAAAAACTATTGGACAATAGTTATTGCAGAATTGTTAAGAAGAAACAGAAGACTCCACTAAATATATAATAGAGGAGCCTCTATGAATTTAGTTACGCTCACAGAAAGAGCAAAAAAATATCTAAACAGTGTAAGACCAGATGATGGCCATGTAACATTATCTATTAATGGTGGTGGTTGTGCTGGGTTTACTTACAAATGGGGAACAACAGACGAATGGACTAGTGAGGACATTAGTACTGATTGGATTGAAGTAGAGGATATGTTGCTTGTTGACCCAGTTTGTGAAATGTATTTACTTGGAAGTACTATTGATTATAACATATCATTAGAAGGTGCATTTCTCAATATAACAAATCCAATGGCAGCCAGTAGTTGTGGGTGTGGTTCGAGTTTCGGCGTCTAACAAATGGCAATCAACATATGGTTGATTATGTTTGTTGTGATTATAAACGGAAAAATCATAGAAAAGACAGAGTTTGAAACAGTCGAACAATGTTTTGTTTTTGAAGAAATGGTATCAAAAAAACCCTCACTAGTAACAAAAGGTAAGATGGTAGAAAGTCTACAATTTGGTTGTGTAAGATATTTGAGAAGATATGTGGAAGAATGTGAAGTATTACCAATGGATTTTATAAAGAAAAAAGAATGTATTCCTTATTGGGATTATTATGGAAAGAATTCGAGAAGATAGGAGAAAATAATGTTTGACGGTTGGAAATTAAGTTTTTTATACAGAAAAATAGTAGGTTTAAAACATCAAAGAAAAAAATTTAAAATGGTATTACCCATAACATCACCTAAAAAAGATGTATTAAAGAAAAAGGCTGTAAAAAAAAACAAATGAGAACAGAAAAAGAAATAATATTAGATATAGAAAATATTATAGAGAAACAAATACAACCAAGTGTATCTATGCATGGTGGTGTAGTGTCATTACATTCTTATAAAGATGGTGTTGTAACTATGTTTATGAGTGGTGCGTGTAGTGGTTGTGCATCTTCTATGT